AGATTGGCCTTACAACGCATGTGAGCGGTACGCTACCGGTGGCCAACGGTGGCACCAACCTTACCTCTTACACGATTGGTGATCTTGTTTACGCCAGTGGCACAACCACCCTGGCGTCTCTTGCAGATGTGGCCACCGGCAATGCGCTAATTTCTGGCGGTGTCGGCGCGGCTCCGAGTTACGGCAAGATCGGCCTTACCACCCATGTGAGCGGCACACTGCCCGTTGCGAATGGTGGCACGAACGGCACTGCCGCGCCTACGGCGGGTGGTTCTGCTTATGGAACTGGAACAGCTTACGCATTTACCGCCGCTGGTACTGCCGGTCAGGTTCTGGTATCTGCGGGTGCTAGTGCGCCCGCCTGGGGCGGTATCAATGGGGGTACATTCTGATGATCAAAGATTTGATCATAAAATCCTTCCAGGCGCGTAACACCGCGCATGCCAATCATTGGACGACCAACAGCTTCTCTCAGCACCAAGCTCTCGGTGAGTTTTACGATAACATCATTGACGTGTTGGATCGTTACGTCGAGGCGTATCAAGGGACGTTTGGGCAGCTTGCGGAAGCCCCGGACGAGGTCAAAGATATTGCTAAGTTTCTTCGCAAAGACCTGCTATGGCTAAATTCAAATCGCAAGGAAATTGCTCGGGGCGTCCCGGCCCTCGAAAACATCCTTGATGAAATGACAGCGGTGTACATGACGACGCTGTACAAGATCGAAAATCTGAGGTGATCTGATGGCACAGACCGGCTATACCCCCATCCAGCTTTATCGCACGACGACCGGCGCTGCGGTGCCCGTCAACACAAACCTTGCGGATGGCGAACTGGCGATTAACATCGCCAACACCGACATGGCGCTGTTTTCTAAAAACGCATCGGGCACCGTCACCCGCCTTATGAACAATCCGGTGGGGCTCAAGTATCCGACCGCAGACGGCACCAATGGTCAGGTGGTGACCACCAACGGGTCGGGCACCTTGTCGTTCTCGACCATTGCCAGCGGCCTTACAATTGGTACCACATCTATCACAAGCGGTACGTCATCGCGCTTGCTGTATGACAATGCGGCGGTAGTGGGCGAAACCAGCGGTATTACCACAAATGGTACTACACTGACGCTGGCAGGGACGACTGCCGCGCTGGCATCTGTGCTTACAAACGCGGCTGAAGTCACTACGATCAGCGCCACTGCTGCTACAGGCACGATTGCGTATGATGTCACCACGCAAAGCGTCTTGTATTACACCAGCAACGCTTCCGCCAACTGGACGGTCAATTTCAGGGCTTCTTCCGGCACATCGCTAAACACGGCCATGTCCACGGGGCAAAGCATCACTGTGGCGTTTCTTGTGACCCAAGGCGCTACGGCGTATTACAACAGCGCCGTTCAGGTTGATGGAACATCTGTCACACCCAAGTATCAGGGCGGTTCTGCTTGGACTGCGGGTAACGCATCCAGCATTGATATTTACACATACACCATTGTGAAGACGGGTTCCGCAGCGTTCACTGTCTTTACCACGCAAACTCAATTTAAGTGAGGCGATAGGATGCCTACTATCATCACTAGAGGCGCGGCTTCTGCTAGGGCGTTTGGGTTTGCAAGGGTTCTTGCTGCAAAGCCAAGTCAACAAGCTTATACAACTGTTGGCACTTATTCTTGGGTTGCTCCTGCGGGAGTGACTAAAGTTTCTGTTGTGGCTGTTGGCGGCGGTGGTGGCGGCGGATTTTGTAATAATGGCTGTCCTTCTGGTGGTGGCGGTGGTGGCGGCGGCGCTTTGTCGTATGCTAACAATGTGTCTGTGGTTCCTGGAACTTCTTACAGCGTAATTGTTGGTTATGGAGGCGCAATAGGAATTGGGCAAATCGGCGGATGCAGTTCATTTACAACAGTAGCAGTATCTCGCGGCGGAGGAACTTCTGGTTATTTGGGTGGCACAGGCGGCACCGTATCTGCGGGGACTGGATTTAGTGGTGGGGCGGGCGGTAACAGTTATTGCTATTTAGGTGGCGGTGGCGGCGGTGGTGCTGGAGGCTATTCAGGGGCTGGAGGAAAAGGAGGGCCTGGGAATAATATTGGTTTTGGATGTGCCGGTACTGGTGGCGCTGGTGGAGGTGGCGCTGGTGGTGGCGGTGGTGCTTCTGGCGGCGGTGGAGGTGGCGTAGGTATCCTTGGGCAAGGAACGTCTGGTTGCGGAGGCGCAATACTTAAGGCTGGCGGCGGCGGCGGTTCTTGCGGCGCTACTGGTGTAAGTGGCTCTACTGGTTCTGGATCGGGACAAGGCGGTCTTTATGGTGGCGGGTCTGGAGGAGCAAAAACCAGTTCTGCTAGCGCTTGTATTGGCGCAGGCGGCGCAGTCCGCATAATCTGGCCCGGCACTACTCGCCAATTCCCTTCAACTTGCACAGGTGACAAATGAACCTGTTTATTCAAATTGAAGACGGCCAAACCGTTAACCATCCGGCGCTTGAAGATAATCTTATCCAAGCGTTTGGCGCTGTTCCCGATCACTGGGAGCAGTTTATCCGTGTTGAGCGTCCCGTTCCTGGCATATATGAAATTTTAGAATCCAACCAACCGACCTATCAGAAAGTTGATGGCGTTTGGACTGATGTTTGGGCGTTGCGGCCAATGACCGAAGCTGAGATTGCAACCAAGCAGCAGGTGGTTAAAGACGCTTTTGCAGCGCGGCGGCAAGCGGAAAACTGGTCTGCATGGCTATTTGACGAACCAACTTGCTCGTATATACCTCCTATACCTCGACCCAATCCGGTGGCGGGCACGATTGTCTTTTGGTGCGGAGCCGAAAACAATTGGAAACAAGCGCCCAGTTATCCAAACGACGGTAAGCAATACCAGTTTGATTTCTTGGGCTGGCAGTGGGAGGAAGTGCCGAGTGTGTAATGCCGCGCCATTAGAGTTGCCCGTCCAGCCGCAAATGCAAGCGGCGTTTTATTTTGGCGCTCCCATCTACACGGTTGAGCGACCTGAGTTTTTGGCAACGGTCAATGCTGTGTCGGATGAGTTTTTGGCAAAACAAGACAAGCCGGTTGATGAAATCTATCCCGCCATCATGAGCGGGAACTACTACGATGACCCGCGCGTTCTTGAATTTGCCCAGTTTATCGGCATGTCTGCTTGGAACATCCTGGCCGAGCAGGGCTACGCGATGGACGACAAGAACGTGACGTTCACCGAAATGTGGACGCAGGAGCATCACAAGCACTCGGCCATGGACCAGCATACGCATGGTTATGGCGCGCAGATTGTCGGGTTCTACTTTCTTGAGGTGCCGGACAACGCCTCTCGCGTGGTGTTTCATGATCCGCGCATTGCCAAGACTATGACCGATCTTCCGCAAAGCAATGTGTCGCAAGCGACTGTGGCAAGCAGCATGATCAACTTCGAGCCTAAGCCTGGGTTGATGATCTTCTCCAACGCTTGGCTGGCCCATTCGTTCACCCGCCACGCGAGCGATAAGCCTATCAAGTTTGTGCATTTCAATCTGACGGTCCAGCAAAACGCGCCCATCAACCATTGCAAGCCGATCCCACCAGCAGAGATTGTATGAACAAGTACCGCATCCGGTTCAACAAATCGCGTGGTTCGCCTGGGCGCGGTACGATGGATCATGTCTGGCGCGTGTTTGAAGGTGAGCGTGAGTACCTTTTCAAGCAGCTAGACATTCATGTGCCGGTCAAAAGCGAAAAAGAAGCCAACGGTGAAGATTATAATATCGTTTGCTTTGGTGTGTTGGACATTGATAGAGACACCTCGACGGCTATTATCAAAGGAAGTCTTACATGACGACGCGTCGCATCAGCCCCGAGGGGCTGGCGTTCATTAAGCAATGGGAGGGCCTCCGTTTGGAGGCGTATCGCTGCACTGCTGGTGTTTGGACCATCGGATACGGTCACACGTTGGGCGTGACCGAAGGCATGAAGATCAGCCAGGAAGACGCCGAAAAGCTTCTTCTGATTGATTTGTCAATTTCGGAAAGCGCGGTGTCTCGCGCGGTCAGCGCCGAACTTACCGACAATCAATTTGCTGCCCTGGTTAGTTGGACGTACAATGTCGGCGTCGGTGCCATGCGGAAAAGCACCCTGGTTCGGAAACTGAACGGTCGTGATTACGGGGCTGTGCCCACCGAATTGGCCCGCTGGAACAAGACGAACGGAAACAAACTGGATGCTGGTCTGAGCAACAGGCGGGCCGCTGAAGCCGGTCTCTGGGCTCGCGGGGCCTTCGTGGCCTCTCGCAGTGTCGAGCCCGCCACACCGGCCCAGGGATCAATGGCGGTGGATGTCAGCAAGCTGGGCGGCGTGGCTGCGGCGGCTGCAACGGCGGCACCGGCACTGACGGGTCTCAGCGGCGTGCATTGGGCGGTGGGCGTGGCGTTGGTCGCCGGGGCGGTTGTGCTCGCTGCGATATACCTGCTCAAAAAGAGAGATGCGTGATGGCTTTCATATGGGGCAAATTGCAAAGCACGCTGGCGGCGATCCTCGTCATTATCGGTGCCATCGCTTCGGCGTGGGCGATTGGGCGCAGGACCGGCGGCGAGCGTGCTCGCGCCAATGCGGCGGAACTGGAACAGGAAATAAGGAAATCTGCCGATGCGGCTGCTACTGTTGCTCAGCGGTCTACTGCTGCTGACCGCCTGCGGGACGGTAAGTTCTAGACCTTGCCCGAGGGTCACTGAGTTCCCCGCAGACTTACAGCGGCGGGCGGCGATGGAACTGACCAGCGCCCCGGCGGTGAATATCATGTTGGAAGCCATGTCTATTGACCGGGCATTCAATCGAGCTGTCTGCCCCTGAAACATCTTGCCCGTCCAGTTGTTTCAGGGATATAAAGCCTTTTGCGGGCACAGGCTGCATCAGCCTCTGACATAGCTCTGGAGCGCGCATGTTGGAATTGTACAAACTCACCGCACCCGATGGACGCCTCTACATAGGGGCCAGCACCAACGCGCGCCATCGGTGGGCTAAGCATAAGTCAATGGCAAAATCTGGATCAAACATTGACATCCACAAAGCCATTTTAAAATTTGGATGGGAAAATTTTAAAAAAGAAATATTAGCTGTTGGTCAAACTAAATACATTCACGAATTAGAAATTAAAGCCATTCAAGCGTATAAAACTATGTATCCGTTTGGATATAATATGACACTTGGCGGCAAGACCAGTCCAATGTCTATTGAATCTATTGCACGCCGAGTTTCAATATCAAAAACAGGTAAAAAACAACCAAACAGAAGCCAGTCTTTTAAAAAAGAAGGCAACCCAATGTTTGGTAAAATACATAAAACTGAATCAATAGAAAAAATGAAGCTTGCTGCAAAACAACGTAAAAAATTAGAATGCAAAAATTGCAAAAATTTATTTGCTGCGAATGTTCATAAGCGTCACATTTCTATATGTGAGGTGGCGCAATGAGTTATGTAATGTCGTATGACAGTCTGTTGGTGGACGTTCGTCGCTATCTCGAGCGCGGTTTTACCGCCGAGAGCGACCAGATCGTCTATGAGCAGCTTCCGCGTTTGGTCACGCTGGCACAGCGTCGGATCGCGCGTGAACTCAAAATACAAGGCTTCATCCGCCCGGTGCAGACCACCTTGCAGGTGGGCGTGGCGGTTTATGCCAAGCCAGATCGTTGGCGCGATACGATCAGCATGACGGTTAACGGCACGCCGATTTTTGCTCGATCCTACGAGTATCTTCGGAACTATTGGCCCAACGAGGCGTCTACTGGCACGCCGCAGTTTTATGCCGATTACGATTTTCAGCATTGGCTGCTCGCACCCACGCCCAGCACGGCGGGGGTTATTGAAATCATGTATTACGAGCAACCCGCTTTGCTCGGGGACGATCTGCAAACCAACTGGCTGACGGAGTACGCTCCTGACATCCTTCTCTACGCCACGCTGTTGGAGGCTACTCCATTCCTCAAGAGCGACGAGAGGATACAGGTTTGGCAGGCGATGTACGACAGGACCGCGCAGGCGCTCACGGGCGAAGACATGAAACGCATTATGGACCGCAGCGCCGCGAGGACTGAAGCATGACCATATATCAAGACGTTTTCGGTGGCGCGAATATCTACCCGAGCGAAATCAGCTATAGCGCGATTGCGCTGACCGTAAATGTGATCCTTAGCTGGCCGGAAGAGACTTCCGCCAACGATAACCTTGCCACGAAGATCATCGACGTTACTGCCGCGACTGCCGGGCTTAGCATCTATCTGCCCGCCGCAAACAAGACCGGCGTCGGCAATACGATCCTGTTTAACAACCAGGGATCGAACACGTTCACGGTTCGCAATTCCGTCGGAACGCAGGTCATTACGG